TAGACAATGCGCTCCACCCGAACCCTTCGATTCCATTTCAGCGGAACATTTGCGTCAATCCATTTCTGGTTTGAGCCGAACGTGCGAAATGTCTGCCCGAAGAACGCCACCTTGACATCTATCCAAGTGTGCGTATCGCCCTTCGGAATGTAGAGGTCATAGACGGCGCGTTTGCCGTAAAGCTGAAGGTCGGTGACGATTGCGTCATCTGCGGTCGGTGCAACCAGAACGCCGTCAACGTCAACGGGCGTTTCAGAATATGTGGCAACGCCGAATTCGTCAACGCCCGTCTGTGTCCGTTCGTAGAGCGTGACGGTGATTCCTTTAATCAAAGCAAGTCACCACCAGTTCTTGAACCGGACTGTATGAGCCGATCTGATCGCCACCGCCGAGAAGCTGCTTGTCGACCTTACCAAGATACAGTTCACCGGCACCGCCGCCGGAGCCGAACGTGACCGACTGCGTATATGGGCCGGCCGTCATGCTGCCCTGTGTCGCGCCGAGCGGATAACCACCGTCGTTGTCGTAGCCGAACGATCTAATCACCATGCGGCAGGAAACGACCTTTTTGGCATCCGCCGAAGCGTCTGCATTGAACGTGTCAATCAGAACGGCAGCGTCCTCAAGCAGTGCGGCAAGCTGAATCTTTTCGGTGTTGGTGTAGGTTTTGCCGGTTCGGAGTTCAATGTCTTCGATGGTGGCATATGACACGGTTACTCACCTTGCTTTGCTTTGGTTTTTCTCTTTGGTGCGATTTCCTTTTTCGGCGCGGACGGCAACGGGGCAAGTTTGTGCCCCGCTGCCAGATAATCGTCGAGCCGCGACTCATGCACCCACATCTCCGACTTGGTGACGGAGTTGATGAGTTTTACCATGATCAGGAACCGGACGGAACGGCACCGAGCAGACGGTTGAAGCAATCGATGTCGGCGCGGAAACCAACCTCGATCTCGGCGCGAACCGCGAACATATTGTGCTCCCACAGGTTGACCTGCTCGGACGCGATCACCAGACCGGTCTGGTCGGCGAAGTCGATCTTCACGCCCTCTACAGTGCCGTAAAGTGCCTTCGTCCAGTCGCCGGCAACGCCAACGACAGCAGGATCACCGGCAGCAGTGCCGACACCGGCAGCGCCAGCCTTGTACAGACCGCGACCCGTCACGACGGACGCGCCGAGAATCTGCGGCAGATTGTTGGACGCTACACCGGGCGTGAACAGAGGACGGCCAACGGAGTCAACAGTGCCGAGCAGAATGCCCTCGGCGGCAGGAGACAGACCGAAGCCGTTCAGAACGCCACCATGCTCGGCGATGTCACTGTAAGCCGCGACGAGCGCGTCATAGGTGGACTGCTGCTCGGTAGCGATGAGACTGTGCGCGGTGGCGGTGGCGAAGTTGTCAAAGTTCTCGCCGGGTTTGTCGCCGACACCCATGACGGTCTGGTCAAACTTGAGAGCCAGAGCACCGGGCAGACGGTCGACGATAGCGTTGTACAGAGCCGGAAGGTCACGGCGGAATTCGTTGCTGAACGGCACGATAACAGCCAGCTTATACGCCTGAAGCACCTTCTGGGTCAGGGACGGATTGCTGACAGGCTTTTTGCCAGTCTCGGCAACCCACGCGGCTTCTGGATCGCCGGTGATGACCGGGATGGTCACGCCGCGGCCGGGGAGGTTGACACGACGAGCCAGACGCATGATGGCAGAAGACTCCTGCGTCTTCTGGAGCACTTCGTTGGCGATATCAGTCGGGAGGGAAATGTTAGAACGATTGGTGTTGATACCAGACATGGTTTTCATTCCTTTCAAAGAATTTCTTTCGCCCACTCAGCGAATTGATCGCTTGTGGCTTTTTTGATGTTTGGTGCGACTTCTCCGCCGTCTTTCACGTTCGGATAGGTCGGCTTGGCGAACGCGAGGATGGAATCCGCCTGTGAAGCGCAATCCTCTTCCGTGTTGCCCGTCAGCAGATGGACAGGCACTTTCTTCTCCTGTGCAACCTTTTCACGCACAAGCCGCACAGCTTCAGCCGCTTTCATGCCGTCCAGTTCCGTCTGGAGCGTGGCGGCAAGCTGTTTTGCGGCGGTGAATTCTTCTTCTTTCACGCCGCCGCTTTTGAGCGTTTCGATCTCGCCCTGTGCGGTCACAAGCTGCGTCTTCAGCGCTTCAAGGTCGCCCTTGGCTTTGTTGATGTCTGCTCCGTTGATGCCCATGAGTTTGTCAATCTGTTCGTTGGTGGCATCCGGGAACAATGCGGTGATGTCATCGCGCTTCATGTTGGTTCCTTCCTTTCTCCACTACGCTTTTGTACGGGGTCGCATCCCGTGTGGTCGCGTGTTTTACGTCGCGCCCGACAAAAATGTGTATGAAAAAACCACCATTAGTGTGGTGGTAAGTTCATGCTGTTCAATTGCGCTTGTAGCCGCTCCACAAGGTCTTCGTCTTCCCAAAGTTCTGCCCTTGCAGGATGGCCGCGCCACTGGTTAATGATTGAGCCGCCAATGATAAAATCGATGTGGTCAACCATGTTCGGTGCGATGTTCCGCGCCGTTTCTCTGCCGTGGAAGGTCTGGAAATACTCACGGAACAGGAAGTCGTCACCTTGGTTGCGTCTGATTTGAATATCTGCCCATGACGAATGATCGCCGGTTTTGACCCATTCTGCAAAATCCCTTGCCATGTCGTCCGGGATTCGGACGCACTGAAAGCTATGCCACAGATCCGGTGGATAGACGGTTCCGGTGATGTTTGGATCGTCTTTCCACGGCACATGGCAAAAGCCGTTGCACACGCCGGTGTCGTTCGCTTCAGCTAGTTCGGCAAAGCGCTTGGATATGATCACATCGTCTTGGATGTGCCATGTACCATCGCCGCGCATCGTGCTGAATGAATCGAGACACGCGCAGAGATTGCCACGACCGGCATCGTCACAGTAGACAACGGGCGTGATTCCTTGAGCGATCAATGAGGGTACAAGAAATTGATTGACGTACCACATCCGCTTCGGCATGGCGTGAATCATGACTTTCATGGTATGAATTCCTCTGCGGCAGACGATTCGCGCTCTTTCCGTTTGGCATAAGCCGAACGCTTCTGCGCGTTGATTTCGTCCTTGTTCTGCTCATACAGATTCCGACGCATCATGTTCAAGCCGTCATAGTCACGACCAGACCACCTCGAAGTGCGTCCTGCGGTTCTGATCATGTCCTCTGCGTCGTATTCTCCGTTGGTCATGTCGCTGATCATACGGTCGTAGTAATCAGGATCATATCCGTCATACTTCGTGTCCTCATTGAACCGAATCGCATATGTGCAGTCGCAGTTTGAATGAACGTGCTCGGCATGACCGCCTTTGAGCGTTTTCTTCCCGGCCGGTCGCCAACCGAGAGCTGCAAGCGTGATGCAATAGACGCAAGTATCGCCGACCGGAATCCACGCAAACTCGGCACCGTCGCGGATCGAATTGCGGAGCGTCGTGTCGACTCCTGCCATTTTGACGAGCCGACCAACCGCAGACGAAACAATCTCGGCGTTTCCGGTTTTCAACGTGCCGTTGACGGCTTTCGCCACCTCCGCGTAAGTTGCCGTTTCTGCCGGTTCAGCCGCAGGAAGAGTAACACCGGACATGATCGCGGCGGCATCGTACATCTCGCAAGCCAGAGCCGCCGCAGCTTCGCCGTATTTGGTCGACAGGTTAAAAGCCACATAAATGAATTCTTGCAGCTCGTCTTCCGTCTGCGGCATTCCGTACTCTTGGATGTAGTACAACATTGACTCGGTTGCCTTGTCGTTGATACGCCGCAGAGCCGCAATATACTTCGACCAAGATTTCTTTGTGATCGTCATTCAATGTTCAGTCCTTCGAGAACCGCCATTCCGCGCTTTCGGGATTCCTGCGATTTGATTCGGCGAATGTCGGCTTTACCGAACCCAATCATCTCCAAGAACGTGTCCGTTTCTGCGAATCCCTGTCGAACCGACGCAATCTTGATGGCGGCATCAGCCGTAACAGCCACGGACGGCATTGACGGGTTCTTAAAATGAGCCACAACAGCGCGATCCTCGTCTGACAGCTCCGCAATGGTCTTGTTCTGCGTGATTGCCAGAGCCATCAAAGCCAGCGTCTTCAGAGCGGCTCCGTTCGCGGTGTTGAGCTGTTCAGCCATAGCAACGAGCGTCTGAGACTGAGCCAGAATCGCGTCAGAGCTGGTCGGATTCGCGTCGTTGACAACGCCAGTGTCGGTGACGGTAAGTCCGGTTGCAGCGCTGAATTGAGTCGCCAGAATGCGGATCATCTCGACATGGGGAGAAATGTTGCCCTGAGGGAGCTGACCAAACGACGGCTTTTCGCCTGTTTCCGGGTTCGTCGTGGACGCGATGATGGAGCCGACATACTGCTTGAATTTCTGGTTGATCAGTGCGTCATACTGGTCATCCGTCACGCCGAGAAGGTACTTCTGCGGACTGGTTGCGAATTCCAAGCCAATTGTCGCGTTCGCAATGGTGCGGACATAGCCTTGAATCAGTCTGCGAATCGGCTCCTTGATGCGGCTTCGCCCAAACGGTTTAGAAGATGTCGCATTGTAGATGAGCGGCTCCATGAGCGGTCTGCCCATGCGGTGATGGTATCGTTCAGCCGACCATGTGTTGTTCCGATAGCGCAGAACGATGACGAATTCGTCGGTGTAGAAGTTGATCAGACTCGGAGTCCAAACGACGTTCGGTTCGTTCGACGGAGCCGTGTCAATGATTGCAAACCCCGCTTCAATTCTGCCTTTTTCGCCGTTCCAGAGTCCGGCAGCGGTCATGGGCGAATGAAAACGGATGCGGCAACCAATGTCATCGTCGGCGGTGAAGGTGGCAAACGTGCAGCCGAATTTCAGTTCGTCACGAGTCGCTTTCTCATATTCGGTGATCAGATTGTTGTCCTCGACGATCTGGTTCACTGCTTCGACATCTTCGCCGTTCACGCCGACAAAGCCGTCAAACATTGACCGAGCCGCAAGCACATCAACGCATTTTGCACCCCACGCGCAACCGATTTCAAGACCGCGCATACGCTCCGGGATAGCAATGCCGAGATTGACCTCGCCGAGACTGACTTTTCCCTCATAGTATTTATTTTTCTGATAGTTTTGACCGATGTGCGCTTCGTAAGACATCACAAGCCGCTGAAGCACATCCCGTTCATAGTCAGTCAGACCGACCACGCTCGACGGAACCAGATTCAAAACCATATCGCATCACCCTATTCTCATTCGTTTTGACGGATCGCGCTTGCTATTGCGGCAACCCCAAAGAGCCAGTGCAGCCGCTTCAATCGGCGCTGAATTCTCTCCACCAAA